TTGCAATGAGGGACCCCGGCCCCGCCCCCGCGTTCCTCCGATCGCGTGTCAGTGATCAAGACCCGATTGTGGACTCACGACTGCCTCACGTTGATGTCGGCGGTGGGGAGATGCAGATGCGTCAACCCCGAGACCTTGACGCGGAAGCGGCGCTCAGCGGGATGGCTGATCTCATTGGGAGCGCACGCTGATGGATATGTCTCGTATAGATTTGCAGAACAAAGAGTTCGATGCAGTCAAGGGCCTTGCCGAACAATATCGCCGCATCACAATGACGGCGGTCGTTGACGACGACTACCCCGAGGTACGCCACGGGTACGAGACTGCGATGTCAACATTATTGGCCGCTGTGGTCGCAAACGGAAGGATGAAATCATTCAATGAAGAATACTTCAAAGAAGGCAATTCGGAAGCTCGTCGCAAAGATCGTGAAGCAGGTGCAGAAGGAATTGCTCAAGCCGACGTTCCTCCGTGGCGAAAAGAAAAAGGCGAAGCGCAAGATTACGCCGAGAGCGTCAACTACGAAGCAACGAAAGCGTGGCAAGACGCGGAACGCGCGATCGGAGAAGCCAATGAAAGGGCAGCACCGACTGCTCGCTTCGTGGCGCAAGACTGGACAAGCTACATCCCGATGATGCAACAGACCGTGCTGTTTGGGATCGTTCGCGGCCCTGACGGCGTGCCCAAGTACCACCCGTGCAAGTCGATACTGCGCTGGTACCGGCGATGTCTGCTCCTGTCAGCACTTGACGGCGAGGTGATCGATAACCCGTGGGACCCGCGCGGGGGTTCGTTCACGGGACCGTCGATGCCTATGCCTAGTGACACGGGTATGGGCGACAACCCCCCGTGGTGGGTCCCCATGCAGGAAGAGATGTCGCGCTTCATGCAGACGATGGACCAGATGCCCATACACTTCTGGCTTCACATGATGCACGCAGTTGAGATCATGGGTGTGCATCACAGCGACCCCGACATTCGATCGTGGTGGACTTACGTCTACGAGCGGATGGCTCATGCGATGCACCTCTACCCTGAGAACGAACACCAGCTAAATCGCAGGTTGGGCGACACAAGAGAAGGCTGGCTTGAACGTTCTGATCCCGCGATCACAAAGTGAAGCTCATGAAGCTTAAGCTTACCAAAGAAGTGTGTAAACGCTGCAGCACACCATTCGAGTACCATCGCGTCGTCACACCTAGGTCTCTATGTGACGAATGCATAGACCCGTATAGGAAAGAACAGCTGGAAGAAAAAGAAGCCTTTATCAGGGGTGATAAGGTTCGCGAGCAGCAAAGCAAGCGCATTAGAATGCTTGACCTAGATAGGTATCTTGACGGCGTTGATCTAATAACATTTGAGGACTCAGCTGCCATGATGCTGTGCTCCATGCTTGACATCGGGATTGTTCGGGCGAGAGCTCCGTGTCTGGCGTGCGATCACGGTCACTTAACTGCGTGGGCCTACGGGCCCCGCAAAACGAGGACGGTACAAGTCGCTTGTAACGGCTGTGGTAGATCAGCCGTTACAAATCGCGTTTGGGTGTGCGAATGAAGCGCGTTCGCATCGTACAACGCAAGGGATTCACATGCGAGTGTGGGTCCTACCGCTACTTCGGGGAGTGGCTCATGAGTCACTGGATACCATCGGTGTTGCACACGTGCCCCGAGTGTGGCAATCAGCACCACATAATCGAGGGGGGAGTCGTTCTCCTCGATCCCAACCGACGACGTAACCATATGAGGCTTGACCTACGATGACAGAACAGAAGAAGCTGATTATTCCCGGCATGGACCAAATGCAGGCCACGCTAGAACGTGCCATGACGCCGCTCATGGCTGAGAGGTACAAAGCGCAGCGCATCAATCAGTACCTGCTAGATCGCGTCGAGGCGCTCGCGTCTCCAGTCGACCCGAAGAACTGGGTCACGTTCGGTCTGCGCTGGGGACTGATGCCTCCGCCGAAGGGCTGGGAAGATACGACGACACTTGAGATCGTGATGCACAAGGTCCGCCTGTCACTCGATCGCACAAGCCCGGAAGACAAGCTCGAGTCAGCACTGTGGCTCCAGCTTAGGAACGTGCCCCTGCCCGCCAGTATGTCTATCGTGAACGGAGAGCTTCACGGTGCGGCATACATTGATCCAACTACCCAAGGGGGAACTGCTTGATCCCTTCGACCCAAACAACTGGGTTGACGATGACTACGAACATCGCATCTACGGCTGTGCAGACCTGTCGGTCTATGCAGTCGTGGATGCGATCGACTACCCCTACCTGTCGCAATTCAAATGGTCGTTGCACAAATCGAAACGACAAGACTACCCGTATCTCCGTCGCGGCATAAGCGAGTTCTACGCGCCCGACTCCGAACGCTACGAGTCCCCGATCACGGGCCTTCTCGTTCGCAATCGCAACCGCTGGCAGTCAACACGGTTTCTCCACACCGATGTCATGTTGCGCAAGGGCACGCCGCAGCCGACCCCGAAGCATAACGAAGTCGATCATCTAAACCGAAAGATTTGGGACTGCCGCCGCGACAACCTTGACTGGGCGACGCGCGCTATGCAGATTGCTAACTCGAAGTGGAACCCGCAAATGAGGGCCGCAAAATGATTGAACGATTAGAGGACATGTTCTGCAGGGCCGACCCGATCGACATGGACGAGGGCATGGTCGCATACGAACGCTACCACCTGATGATGAAAACGATTGCCGACAAGTATGAGTATGACGTGCCGACGGTGACGGCCGTGTTCTGTGCCCTGTCCCCCAACTCGGACTACATGGGCAATTTGCGATCGACGGTGTCAGTACTGCAGGGAGTCAATGAGGCACGATGCGCCGAGGACATCGTGGTCTCGACATACAACCATTGCAAACTGCGCGCGATGCAATACGCCGGGGGCGCCGGCTTCCTCTCGACCGTCAAGGGTCCGAAGATCAGAAACTTCTACCACAACATTATCAACCCCCGCGATACGCGGTGGGTGACGATCGACGGGCACATGAGCGCCATCTGGCAAGGCGACTTGAAGATGACGATGCGCGAAGCCCTGATACCGATGCGGGTCTACCGCGAGATCAAGGATGCGACGATCAAAATCGCATTCAAACACTTCCTGATCCCAAATCAGATGCAGGCGATCCTGTGGTTCACGCGCAAACGATTGGCCCAGTCAGTCTACGCACCGCAGCTCGAATTGTTCGGGGATCGAACCGACATATGGGGCACCATCAAGGACATCAGTACTATACGCCCGTACACCAAATCCGATCGCAGTATGATTGAATATGAGCAACGCAGAACAGATCATCGCTTGGATCCCGGGCTTAACTTCTGACGAAGTAGCGCGGATCCGTGCTGCCCTCGACATGTCGTCACAGTTGGGCGGTAAAGTAAAGCACGAAGCGATAGCCTCGGACGACCTGTATGTCCTCGACACGATCGCGCGCTTCATGCAGGAGCGCGGGCTCGACATGTCGGGGCGTGAGCAGCTAGCCCGGGGACGAGGCTACAACGCCTTCAAGATCAAAATACCGGCGTTATTCAAATACCTGAAGTGCGCGGGGGACAGAAACGCGCAACGGGCACTCCTGACAATTGGGATTGAACTCCTCTATGCCGACCTCGTTAAAATCGGGATCGCGGTCACGTCGCGCTCCCTCATGGCTCACACGCATCGCATCAGCGGTGTCATCAATCGCGAATTTCCCGGCTATGCGCAGTCGGGGTTCATCAAGCTCATACTCAGAAGGGAAAAAAATGTTCGGAGCAAACAAAGTGACGGGACCATACCGGCCCGATCAACACGGTCAGGAGACGGGAGCCCTCAAGGTGGCCGAGGGTCCGTTCTACACTATCCAAGGGGAAGGACCTGACGCCGGCCGCCCTGCGATCTTCATTCGCTTGACGCACTGCAACCTGCGGTGCTTCTTTTGTGATACGCAATTCGACGAAGGCACATGGTGGTCACTCGAGGCGCTCGCGAACAACGTGCTCGGCATGTCGCAGAAGCACGGCTGCAGTCTTGTCGTCATCACGGGGGGTGAGCCCTGCTTGCAGGACTTCACGGCCTTGACTCATATCGTGAACCAGCACGGGATCAGCGTGTCGGTCGAGACCGCAGGACTCGTGCACTATGACGGGCTCGACAAGTACTTCAGCCCAACGCGATCGATCGCGGGCAACCTGATCGTGTGCTCACCCAAGACCCCGCAAATAAACAAACGACTCGAACCCTTGATCGGGGCGTTTAAGTACATCGTCAAGAAGGGCGAGACCTCGTGCGGCTTGCCCATGATGTCAACGCAACGACCCGGTCAGCGCGCGGCAATCTTCATGTCGCATGACGTGACGGTGCCGATATACATCCAAGCAATGGACGAGCAGAACCCCGTGAAGAACGAGGAGAATCTGCACGAGGCCCGCGACTCTTGCTTGAGGCACGGCTATCGCCTGTCGGTGCAGGTGCATAAGATGATCGGGGTCGCGTGATGTCGGATCAGATGCACGCATCGCTGCAGGAAAACCTGATCACGATCGTTGCCTTTGACGAGGCCAACGGCCGTGTGGTCGCGAACATCATCGACCCGAACCTGATGGAAGGCGATTACCGACTGATCGCCGAACGTTGCATAGACTACTGGCGTCAATACAAACTGCCCCCGGGCGAACACCTCGGCGACTTGTTCTCCGACATCATCGAGGACAAACACAACCGCAGGGCCAAGTCTGTTCAACGCATCATGACGCAGATGGTGCAACTGCGTGAAGGTCTCAACACCGAGTTCGTGTTGACGCAGCTGCGCACGTTCCAGCGTATGCAGCGCATCAAGGGCGCGATCATCACGAGTGCTGACAAGATCAACGCGAACCAGCAACTCGCGATTGCCGAAGTCGAGGACATCTGGCACGGCATTCTCAAGACTCAAGAGATGGACTTCGAACCGGGCTTGAAGCTGTCGGAGTATGCGCGCGTCGTCGATCGTCTCGAGAAGCTCCAGTCCGAGTTCTCGATGGGCATCAAGATACTGGACGATCGCAATATCCGACCGATCCGCGGCAGCCTCATGATCCTGTTAGGGGCTGCGGGTCGTGGCAAGACGTGGGGTCTTGTTCACGTCGGCGCCGAAGCCCTCGCCATGCGACACCGGGTCGTGCATGTCACGCTGGAGATGGATGAGGAGTTCATAGCGCAACGATACTACCAGACCATGTTCGGCGTGACGAAGCGCGAGAAGGATGTGGAGATCACGACCATGTCGATCGACATGGGCAAGCTCGAAGGTCTCGAACGTGCGGTGATCAAGCCGAACTTCAAGTGGGAGAACAGCGCGCTGCTGCGTGACGAGTTGTGGTCGCACATGAACCACATGGGCCTAAAGCGTTTCGATAACCTGATCATCAAGCGCTTCAAGCCCAACTCACTGACGCCCGCGGGATTGCGCGCCTACCTCGACACACTGGAGACGGTCGAAGGCTTCGTGCCTGACATGATCATTGTCGACTACCTCGGCATCATGAAGATCGACTTGAAGAACGTTCGCGGGTCGATGGGGCAGAATGCGATCGAACTCCGCGCGATCGGCATTGAACGCAACGCCGCGATGATCACGGGGCATCAGGCCTCGAAGGCCGGTGAGATGGCAACGATGATCGACGCGACTCACATGTCGGAAGACTGGTCAGTTGTGGGCACGGCGGACTTCGTGCTGACGTACTCCTGCACGAAGCTAGAGTTCCGTTATGGGCTTGCACGATTGTTCGTTGCGAAGGCGCGAGGGGAGTCCGATCGTTTCGCGGTCCTGATAACGCAGGCCTACAAGATGGGCGCGTTCTGCATCGAGTCGCATTACCTCGACCCGTCATACTTCGATTACTTGAAAGAGTTCGAGGAGAGCCCCGAGGAATACGATAGCCCCGATGATGAATAGAGAGCAAAGAAAAACCCCCGCATTGACGCGGGGGCTTTTAGGTGGGCCTGCGATGTCAGGCCGAAGGGGCTTCGGCGGCTGCGGCCGGCGTAGAGCGAACGCGGTCCTTTTTCTTGGGCGTCGCGGCCTTCTTCGCGGGGGCCGCCTTTTTCGCTGTGGCCTTCTTAGCCGCCTTCGGGGCGGCCTTTTTCACGGCCTTCTTCGCCCCCTTGCCCGCGCCCCACGTCGAGCACCACGTGCGCGCGGTCGACGTCTGGATGTCGTGCTTTTCAGCGTAGGCGATCGCAGCATCCTTGCCCTTCGTATCGAACACGCGATGAACTTCGCCCTTGGTCGATCCGGCGCGATGATCCTTGTACGCAACTGCTTCCTTAGCCATTTGGGTTACTCCGTTTCGTTGAGTTGCACATGCAACGGGTCTCAATATACAGACCCAGATCCCAAGTGCAAGGTTAACAATTACGGGTTATCGAAACTGGGAGTCCTGACATGCTGAGTCCGCGCGCAGTAAGGCTTTTCAAAGCCCGCAAGCGTTTTGATTACTCCACGTGGAAGGAGTTATCAGACTCCGATTTATTAGTTCGACGTGACAAGCTCCCCATCAAGCCCCCGATATGGAAGCGGTTGCAAAAACACCAGAAGGTCTGCCTCGTGCTAGGCGCACGCAAAAAACGCTTTGCGTTCTTCAACGAAACTGGCACCGGCAAAACGTACCTGTCGATCGCGCTCATGGCCTTCTTCAAGAAGCTGGGTGAGACGAAGTGCAACCTGATCCTCGTGCCGAACAAGATCAACAAGGACGAGTGGGTCGAGGAGGGGTTTGAGAAGCACGCCCCACATATGAAGTGCGTCGCCCTTAAAGGATCGACCGCACGCAAGTGGCAGACGATCGCAGAGAACCCGGACGCGGATGCATTCGTTGAGACCTATATGGGGTTCGTGCGAATGTGCTGCACACTGAAGAAGGTCAAGCGAAAGAAGAAAGAAGTCAACAAGCTCGTTCCCAGTGTGACGCTGATAAAGAAACTCAAGCTGTTGTTTCAGGGAGTCTATTGCGACGAGTCGACGTTCCTCGGCAACAAGAAGAAGCTGCCGTACCGGCTGGTCAATCAATTGAGCAAGGCCGCGAAAGCGTTCTTCATCCTGACGGCCACACCGTTCGGTCGCGACGTGGAGAAAATGTGGTCGCAAGTCTTCCTTGTCGATCGCGGCTATACGTTAGGCGAGACGCTCACACTGTTCCGTCAAGCGTTCTACGACACGAAGACGAACTTCTGGGGCGGTTACGAACACAAGTTGAAGCCCGATAGCAAGGACGAGATCTCGCGCTTCACAGATAACGTGTCGATCGCCTACCCTGCGAACGAAGCCGACATGCCCAAGCTCGCACGCATCCCGCGGTATTGCTCCCTCGACACAACGGCCGAGGCCTACTATGAGCGCGCGAAGGAACAGGTCATCGCGTCGTTCGGCAATTATCAGGAGATGAAGAACGCCTTCCTTCGTATGCGTCAAATCAGTTCGGGCTTCGTTGGCTATCGCAATGACGAGACGGGCCTTAAGGCACGCTTCGAGTTCGAGGATAAGCCGAAGCTCGAACTACTCGAGTCGGTGCTGTCGGAGATCGACACGACGCAGAAGGTAATCATCTTCCACGAGTTCCAATATACGGCGGGTGTGATCGCGAAGCTGCTCAAACAAATGGGCATCGGCTACGTGCTGGTCAACGGTATGTCGAAAGACTCGGGCAAGGCGAAAGCGACATTCAAGACCAGCAAAACGAAAAACGTTCTGGTGCTGTCGAACTCTGCGGGCGGCTACGGACTCAATCTGCAATTCGCGAAGTACGGAATCTACTACGAGTCTCCGGTGTCGGCGATATTGCGCAAGCAGACTGAGAAGCGTTTCGATCGTCAATTCTCTCTGCACGAGAACGTGCTGTTGTTCGACCTAATCACGCGCGGGACCGTCGATCAAACAATCCTCGATTTCCACAAGGAGGGCCGCAACCTGTGGAAAGCGATATTGAACACCGGCCCCAAGGCGTTGCGAGGGGGCGTCAACAGGGAGCGCATCCTGCTAGCCGCGTGACATTTTCCGATGTCAAGCCTAACTCAGTGTATCAATTCGACACACTGCAGGGGGCGCGCTACGTGCGTTATTTTTTCGTTTCCGACCCCATGTTGCGGGGAGTCGGACCCCCACCCCTGAACCCCCTGCGCCCCGTCGATTAGGTACAATTGTAACCATTAACGATTTGTTAACGATATCCCCACTATCCCCATTTTGGGGATTGACGATCGGGGAGTACCCCCTGATTGTGCTGCCCTTTGCCCTCAATCGGGTGTTGATTTCCCCCTATGCCCTCTTTATAATAGTATCGTTGATGACGTTCGCATGGGCCCCCGAAAGGCGTCACCCCCGATGATCATCAAAAAGGACTGGCACAGGGCCCCCGCGATCACGATCGGCCGAACCCCCTGCGTCACAGCCTTTCGCAAGACTCCCTCTAGTCGCAAGGGGATCGGGTCTCAGCGTTGATCGTCGCAAGGCTAGAGTCCTGCGATTGGCGAAGCATGGGCGCGCGTACCCCCGTGAATTTAAGCCGCGATCCATATCCAATAAACAAATGTGAAACCCCCTCGCGCTTCATTGCGCGTGCGGGGTCTGCGCCGACTGGCTATCGACGCACCGATGATCAAGCCTTGTTTATGGAGATAGACAAATGATTGAGTGCCACCATTCAGTAAACGTCGCGACGAATTACGGTTCGCATTTCTGCCGCATCAAGCTGCCCTCGACGCTGACGAGGGCGGAGGCGGTCGAACGAACGCGATTGATCGCACGCAAGTTCGGGGGCGACTTCAAGGTCGACCTGTCGTATGTCGAATGCATCGGTCATTCGATTGAGATTTAATAGGAGAACACAAATGAAAACGATCGATAAGTTGTTGCTGTCGGTTCGTGTGCTGCACGGCAACGAAAGCAATCAAAACAGTTCATACGTCGAGTACCTGTCGTGGCAGGCACGCGAAAAGGAAAAGCGTTCGGAGCGCATCAAGGCCGCGCTGGCGAAGCAAGAGGAGTCAAAGTAAATGTCGAAGTTTATCACGACGGTCGCGGCGGCCGCTCTTGTCATGTGGGCCGCAACGTCACACGCGAAAGCAGACTCACACGTCACGTTGCAAACGGGCGACGGGTCTTCGATCACGTCATCGTGCTATCATACGGTGTATGGCTACACGTGCCGCACGTGGCGCAATGAGCCGCACAACGTTGGCACGATCGACAACACCGAGGCGCCCAAGAATTGGGCGGCCAAATGCAACTCATGCGCGGACCTCAGCAACGACTCGTTGCGAACGGAGCCGAAATAACATGACGATGTTCACTGTAGAACGGCGAAACGAAATGGGGCGCTGGCGCCCCGTTAACTTCGGCACTAATCACGCAACGCTTGAGCAGGCGATTGAGCGCGTTACATCATGCGACCCCGACGGTTGGTTTACCTCTGACATGCGTGTCGTCAAAAAGGGCGAGGGGGTCGTTTACACGGCGGAGGACTGGAGAAAGGCGAAAGACCTCGATGCCAAAGCCTAAAGTCGTCAAGCAACAAACAACACCGTTCCCCTCGACCCCCTACATAGACCGCAAGCTCACGACAATGGAGCTTGCGACATCGTTTCAAGGGCCTGAGGGGATGATCACGGAAGAGGAGTCACAAGAGCGGGTCTTCCGCGCAGCGTGCGCGGGGGGCGAGTTCAAGGTCAATCGTAAAATCAAGGGCGGCGTCATGGACACGCTGACCTATCGCCACTACCCCCTCGCAATGGCCGCATACGTCAAGTGGTACATTGATGGGGAACGGCCCATGTTGTATGCGAGCAACGGTGTGAACAAAGACACGATGCTTGCTGCACGCGGTTATCAAGACAAGGACACGAAGCGGTTCGTATCAGCGAAGGATGCGACACGCGACATGCTGCAACATTGGTTAGACGTTTACAACGAGGCCACGGGTCAGCGTTTGAGATACGAGTGGCCCGATGAAATGAAGCCCACGAAACCCAAACGAATGAGAGTGCGGATCACATGAAAGTCGGAGATCAAGTTAAAAGCAAATTCGCCGCGCCTGACAGTAAGCCGGGCGTAATTGAGATGTTGGTTGTGCCGGGCATGCCTGATTGCGCGCTCGTGCGATACCCCGGCAGCCATGATGGCATGTGCGTGCCCCGTAAAAATCTGATCAAGCAGGAGAACGCGCAGTGAAGCCCCCTAAAGCAGGCAGCCGCAAGGCAGAAGTCTACGCAGTATTCATCAAGAGCGGCCTTGATGCTGCGATTGAAAAGGCCGTCTCCCTCGAATTGAAAGCGAACACGGTCAAGGCGTGGGCGTCGTCATGGGGCCACAAAGGCCCCAAGGGCGAACGCACCCCCAAGAACGGCGGCACGGAGGCCCCTGCGAGGGCGCCCAAGGCCGCGCATGATCGTCAACACATTCATTTCGACATACCCACACGCGAGCGTGCCATCGTCGTGTTGCAGGGCATCATGAGGCGCGCGGGCACTGCGCAGGCCGCGTACCAAGTTCGGGGTCGTCCCCGCACACCTCGCCCCTGACATCAAGGTCCCTCAATTCAAAAAGGGTGACTGGGTGTGCGACACGATCATCCCGAACACACTGGGGCAGATTGTGGAGTCCGGCCCTCAGGTGTGCACCGTGCGATATGAGACCCCACGACCGATGGCGATGGGCAACGAAACGCACATCCCGAACGTCTACCTTGTGAAGATGCCGGACCCTGAGCCCGTCAAGCCCACGAAGAAGTCGCGGGTGAAGATCGAGGAGAAGCCCGACAACAAAGAGCTGGCATCGGCTGCGAAAGCGCCCGACGCAAAACCCACTAAGAAGAAGGCGAAAAAGAAATGAGTAAGGCAGTCAAAAAGGCGCGCAAGCCGCGCCCTCCTAAAATGATCGACCACGAGTCCACGATCGCAGGAGCGTGGGAAGACGGCAAGTCCATCATAGAGACCCTTGCGGAGTCTATGCGTGAGTGGGCTGACAACATGGAGGAGAAATTCAGCCAGACGCAGAAATACGAAACGGTATCGACCACAGCCGACACCCTCGAAAATATCGACGTGACGATCCCCGACGAGTTCGAGGGCGAGGAGAACAAGAAGTTCATATTCAAGTACCAGACGTTCTACCTGTCGCCCTCGAAGCAGAGGCATCGCAGTCGCGCCAATCAATGCGCGGATGCGTGTGAGATCTGGATTGCGCTGATCACGTACCTCGACCAGATTGCCGACGATGAAAAGGAGTATACAAAAGAGGAGCGCGACGCTGCATCGCAAATGAGCAGCGACGTGCAAAACGCGATCGACGAAGCAGAGGGGTGTGAGTTCCCCGGAATGTATGGCTAACAGGAGTCTATGATGTCATCACAACGAAAGGTTACTAAAGTGGATAAAAAGAAAATGAAGCAGCGTTCCGCCGGCAAGCCCGATATCGAAATGGGCAAGCGCATTAGACTGCGACGTGTCGAGCAGAAGATGTCGCAAGCCGAACTGGGTGATCACCTCGGCGTCTCGTTCCAACAGGTGCAGAAGTACGAGAAGGGTGTCAATCGTGTCGGTGCCGCGCGACTTCAACAGGTCGCAACGGCACTTGATGTTCCAGTCACATATTTCTATGACGGTGACGGTAAGCAGCGCGATGTCGAGTCCCTGTTGTTCGTGGACTCCGCGTTCTCCATGCGACTTCTCAAGGCGTACACGTCGATCAAGGACGTTGACGTGCAGCGCAAGTTCGTGTCGCTCATGGAGTCGTGGGCTGCATCACAACATTAAAGCGAAAGGGGGCACGCCCCCTCCGTCGGTAGGCCCGAGTCCGACGCTGAATGAGCATGGGCAATCTATGGAGATAGATCAATGACTACAATTATTCGTTGGAATAAAACGCATAGCACGTGGCATACTGACGTTGATAAGGTCGGGCGTTACGCCGTGTGGCGCATGGGCAAGCGCAAACCGTACGCCGCGTACTTAAACGGTGAACGCATCATGTCGGAGTCTGTTAGCTCCAACGTCGAGGTGGTCAAGCGCTACGTCGAAACGCGAATTGAAAAAGCGTTAGATATTGCTCACGACCTGAGTGATCGTGCGAGGCAGATCGAGAAGATCGTGCAACGCGATTACCTCGATGCTGATACCGATGCGGCCGACCTTGCATGTGAGGAGCTGCGCAAGGACCCGCGTCAGTCTAACGAGACCGTAGCGCGCATAGTCGCACAGCTGATCGAGCAATCGTGACGCCGGTGCTATGAACAAATCGACGAAGATTAACAACCAAGCGCAACTAGGAATGGGAATACGATAATGGCACATATGGTAGAGACGATGGCCTATGCTGGGGCAACTCCTTGGCATGGCTTAGGTGACAAGGTCGACAACAAGATGACGCCCGCACAAATGATGGCGGCCTCTAAAGCAGACTGGACCGTTTCGAAGCGGCCCATACATTTTGACTCCAAGGGCAAGATGGTCCAGATCCCGGGGCAGTACGCGATCGTGCGCGACACTGACGAGTCCATGCTCACGATGGTGGGTTCGACATACAAGCCGATCCAGAACGAACAGATGTTCGACTTCTTCACGAAGTTCACCAAGGCCGGTCACATGACGATGGAGACGGCGGGCTCACTCGCAGGGGGCAAATATGTGTGGGCCCTCGCACGAGTCGGTAAGGACTTCAAGATCGGCACGGGTGGCAAGAAGCCCGATAACGTCGCACCGTTCCTCCTGATCCTGTCACCCCACGTTCACGGGAAAGCCCTCGTCATGCAGTACACAGCAATTCGCGTCGTGTGCTGGAACACACTCAACATGGCGTTGGGTTCGATGCTCAAGGGTTCGAAGCACGCTTTCAAGATGTCGCACAGCGCAAAGTGGGAGGTTGAGAAAGACGAAGCCGAGAAGGTCTTGGGAATCGCGATGGCTCAGACTGAGGAGTTCAAAGACGCGTCGAACCTGATGGCCAAGACCAAGGCCAAGAAGGAAGACGTGGAAGCGTTCTTCAAGCGGGTGCTGCGCGTCGAGCTGTTTCCCGACAAGAAGAAGTCCCCCGTCATGCTCCCGAAGTTTCGTGCGGCCTTGGAGAAGGCGCCCGGAGCAACACTGCCTTCGGCGGCAGGGACGTGGTGGGGTGCGTTAAATGCGGTGACGTATGTTGTCGATCACGAGACGGGTGTGTCGCGTGATACCGCATTGAGGGGCGCATGGATCGGCAACCATGCGCAAACGAAACGGCGCGCGCTCTCGCTCGCGTTGGAGTTAGCTAAGTAACGCCTTCGGGCACAATTGAAACGGAGATAGACTACAATGCCTAAACCAATGACGATTGAGATCTCGGTCGAGGAGATCGCATTCGGTAAAGTGTTTCGGACTCTCGACGAGATGCCCGGAGTCGTGTCGATCAAGATCAAGGGGTCGGGGCCGAACGCCTCGGCCCCCGAGTCGGCACGCAAGCACGGCAAGGCATCAGAGGGCACGACCGGCAAATGCGTCGTGTTCAATTTCTTGCTTGGCAAGAAGAAGGCGGTAGCACCCGGTGTGCTGGCTGACGCGATCGTTGCCGCCGGTAAATCTAAAAACTCGATTGGCAACATACTATATGAGGCCGTCAAGTTAAAGGAGCTTGCGCATTCGAAAGACGGCTATAAGCTTACCCCTGTCGGTCTGAACTTCCTTCGTAACAATTGCGGGAGAAATAAGTAAATGGCGTATGTCAAGGTAAGCCGAACCTATCGTTTCATGGACAAGGACCCAGTATGCGACGAGCTGCGAACGCTCGTTGCCGACGCGGGTCTATCGGGCAAGAAAAAGGCCCATATCGTCGCGAAGCTCGCAACGCTGAGCCCGTCAACGATTGTCAACCTGTTCTTCGGGCACACTCGCAAGCCGCAGAACGCGACTGTCATGTCCATCGCAACGTCGCTTGGGTATGAGCGTCATTGGCAGCGAACAACGAACAAGTGGGACCTTGATACCGAGCTCAAGGCCGCAAGGGAGTTCATCAAACGACAAGCCGAACTCCGTGCGAAGGCGAAGCCGGAGGCCAAACGCAAGGGCAAGAAGAAGAAGGGCAAGACGCAGCTACGACTAGTCGGCTGATCAATCAGGGGGTCGCGATCACGCGGCCCCCTCACCACATATCAAGGACAGATTGAAAATGAAAAAGAATACAGCGCCTAAACGTCGCTGTGCCGAATGCGATAGCCTGTACACCCCGACTATAAATCGCAAAGGCAAGAAAGCTCAAAGGTATTGCAGTCGAAAATGTGGGCGTCGAGTGCAATCAAGGGAGTGGCGTAAGGCACACCCGAATGAGCATTGGAAATACAGACCGCTTGGTTCGCAGGTCCGAATATTTAGGGAGTGCGTTATTTGCGAAGAAGTGTTCCACCCACATTCTACGCAAAAATGTTGTAGCCCTAAATGCCTTGCTGACTATAAAACAGCATGGCGTCGGGCTAATCATTTGAAGAATCCCGGGGTTAGGATCAGAGCGGAAAAACGTCGTGGTTTGGTACATTCGGCCGCACGCAAGGGTTACCATGACGAGTGGTACAAGGATCATATTAACAGAGCGCGCGCAGCGTGCGCTTTGGGTCTCGCGGAGATGCCCCACTTTAAAGTCAGGGGTCGTCTAGGTATCATAGTATCAATATCAAAACGAGCACAGGAGTTAGGTCTATGACGATGATTGACAACGGAGTGCAGGGCGCGAAGCGGCAGGCAATGCATCACGACGCATTGCTTAAGCTATGTCAGGGGGTGTTGAACGATCGACCTGCGAACATGGACCCAGTCGGTCCCGCGATGATCAAACGCTTTAAGGCGGCGCTTGATGATAACGACGAGCGCGAGGAGATGCTGGCAACGATCCTCGAGTACTTCTGGCTCAACACCGTGAAGCGCATTACGAAGAAGCCTCCGACGGCTGCGGAGCGTGCGCAGGCCGAACGCGACCGTATCGCGCAACGTCAAGCTGCAACGCATGAGATGGCGATGAAACTTGACGCGAAGGTAAACGAGATGTTCCTCGACATGATCATGTCGAATGGAAAGACTCTGCGCTCCTGCACGAAGCGCGAGCTTATCGTGCTGCGACCCAAGGAGAACAAGGTGATCGATGGGATCATCCGCACGTTGAAACGTGCGAGCGATGTCGTGGGCTCAGTCTTCAAAACAAACCAAGAGCTTGAACGCTTCTGGAAAAAGAAATCATGAGTGATGACATCAACGGGTTCGACGTTGCGCGCGTCGAATACTTCAACCGGCGTTATGAACGCTTTGAACGTCAACGGAAAGGACTGCCACCCATGTCAATGGTCGGATCGAAATACCAGACCAAATCGTCAATGCAGCTCGTGCTCGTCATTGGCGAATACGAGGGCTCAGATCGCAATGACGATCCCCCGGGCATCTACTACAGGCATTGGCCCGATGGAGTCGCGACGTACTTCATGAGCCAATCGTCTGTGCCCCATCGACTCGAGGGGCCGATCTGCGATCGCTGTAACATCGTGAAGTCAGTACCCGGCTCGCATCGATGCGGGGATTGTGGAGAAGAAGTATGATTATACAGGAGAACGTCACTCAGACGTTCTTCTACTTCGTTGCATGGGTGCTGATCGCGGGATGGATTATCGATCGCGCGTTGGCACTCATGCTCTCGATCTACAAAACACTCAGGGAGTTCTGGAAATGAAATTGGTTGCGGCAATGATGATCCCCTCGCTCCTGATCGGGACTGCGGGAGCCACGACATTCGAGGAGCGTTGGAACGAAATGCTCGCGGAGTATGCATTGCGACACGCGGCAGAGGGGGCGGCTGGGAACATGCCCAAGATCGCCCCCGTCATCACCCCCGAAACGCGGATTGCCGAACACAGCACGCCTAGCCGCCACGTCACGCATCGGCATCATGGGCGTCGGGCGTGTCGTCATGTCTGGCACGGCAAGCACTGGCGCTGCTGATGTCGTTCGATTGGATATCATTCCTCGACTCGAGCCACATTCATTACGTGACATCAGGGCCGAACGTGTCGCGCGGCAACGTCGCGGCTCACTGCCCGTTCTGCGGGAGCGCAGACCCCTCGCAGCATATGTCGATCAACATTGAGAGCAAGGGTTGGCGCTGCTTCCGCAATCGTGATCATTCGGGCAAGAGCCCCGTCCGACTCGTGCAGGCGCTGCTCGGCACTACATACGAACGCGCGGAAGCGATCGTCAACAGTTCGACGTTCATACCCGACGACTTCATGGGGGCCGTGATGCGCAAACTGTCACCACCCCCTGAGCCCGAACGTAAAACGAGACTGCGCATCCCGAAAGAGTTCCGACGCATCGAGTACCGCGCGGCCTCGAAACGATATACGGATTACCTAGAGGGTCCGACTCGTCTTTACACGCGCCGGCAAATCGAGACCCTGACCGACAACTACGACATGTACTATTGCACCGAAGGCAAGCAGCGCGGCCGCGTCGTGTTCCTTGTCAAGTTCAAGGGCAAGCTCATGACGTGGACCGGGCGCACGATCTACTCGCAAGAAGAGTTGCGCTACAAGACCCTGAGCGCAGACCCGGAGATCGAGGAGCATCCCGCACATGGCCCGATCAACAACTACCTGCTGTGGTACGATGACATCATGGCCAACGCCGATGACTGTCATACGCTGGTGTTATGTGAAGGGCCGTTCGACGCGCTGCGTGTGAACGTATTGGGCGGGAGTCACGGGATCGTCGCCACGTGCTGCTTCACGGCGACGCCCTCAGCGCTTCAAATCGATCTCCTGCACGACACGGTCGGTGTGTATAAACGACGGTGCTTGCTGCTCGATCGTGGGACGTTGGGTACCGCGATGCGTCAACAAGCGTTGATGTCGTCGCTCAACATGCATGTTTTGTCGCTACCGGCGAATGTCAAGGACCCCGGGCTCCTTGATGAAACGAGCCTGTTGAAAACAATTCATTGAAGGTTGTGCGACATTTTGACATAGTGTGATTGCGGCGGCGTTTTCAATCGATCAGTTCTCATATTGCGTTCGGGGAGTAGAGCCCCGACCGGCCCCATGCCGCACGTGGGTGCCGGGTCTATCTCAGGGAGCTCCGGGTCCCCACTCTGCAACCCGGTGAAATTTGTCTGGGAATGGGGAATACCACAATGAAGTTGGATATGGATCGCGGAGTGCGCGGGTGGATTGTCAACACCACACGACTTAATTACTGGCGTGTCGCTGGCTTCTATGAGTTCGATGACCTCGTGCAGGATGGGTACTTGCACTATCACCGCATCCTCGAGAAGTATTCGAACGTGAAGCAGCCGGCCCAACTCATGGCCCTGTTCAAGACATGCTTCACCAACCACATACACGACATCGCGAAGAAGCGCACTAGGAACGAACACGATAACGTCGACTCCCCTGCTCGGGTCGGCATCGAACAAGCTTCGCACTACATGTGGGAGCACCCGCATACTAACGAGACTGTTGCCTCGATCCCCCTGTCACTGCGCGCGTTGATCAACGCGCTACAATCGGACCCAAGAGTCCGACGCCCCTGTCGTCGCTGGCTGGACCACCGCGAGACGACGAACGAAAAGCTTTGCCGCATCGTCGGCGAAGACCCCCGGTCTATTAACCTCCTCGAAAAACTACGTGAGATCCTCAGTACTGAGACCACGGTCGCAGTCTAAATTCCCCTGCAGTATGATTGATTAGGGCGCCCATCGCCCTCAGGGGAGATCCACCTTGTACCACGTCACAAAACACTACCCGCACTCGCTCGGGCTGTCGGTAGCATTCCGTCAGCACAGAGCGGACTCACACTGCCAGTACTTACACGGATACGCTCTTGCGTTCACGTTCGAGTTCTGCGCGATGGAGTTAAAGGACCATTGGGTCATTGACTTCGGCGGCCTCAAGCCGCTCAAGGAATGGCTCACCGAGACGTTCGATCATCGCTTGATCGTGTCGCGACGAGACCCGTACTTCGGGGACCTAGTTGAGCTCGCCGAAAAAATTCCGGTGGCTAACATACACGAGCTATCAGAGGTCGGCATGGAAGCGTTCGCGTACCTCGCGTTCCATCAGGCGCGATCGATGCTAATCCGTGGGGGGCACGCCCCCCGCGTCCAACTTGCAAAGGTGACGGTCGCAGAGCACGAAGGCAATTCCGCCTCGTACTCTGAACCTGTGCAATTCGACTAGACCATATCGCAACGTCACAACGGAGAACCATAGTGGCAACAGCTGTTGAACTGGAAGTCTGCAAGGCAACGAAAATGAAGCAGGGTAAGCAGGAGCGCCAAGCGTTCCTCGTCGCCCTCGCAAAGGCCGTGCAGGATATCGACGAGAAGGTGTGGGACGCTCTGAGCGAGGAAGCTCAGGACTGGTCTAACGCGGCGGCGAAGATGATCTCCAAGAAGAAGGATGTCGAGGACTTCGACACACCGGCCGAGGAGGAAGAGGAAGAAGCCCCGCCGGCCAAGAAGAAGAAGGCGGCTGCGAAGCCGGCCGAGGAAGAGGAGGAAGAGGAGGAAGAGGAGCCGGCACCCAAGAAGAAAAAGAAGGCGGCCCCCGCCGAGGAGGAGGAGGAGGAAGAGGAAGAGCCTGCTCCGAAGAAGAAGAAAAAGGCCGCCGCGGTCGAGGAGGAAGAGGAGGAAGAAGAAGAGGAGGAAGAGGAAGAGGAAGAGACTCTTGCGCCCAAGAAGAAAAAGAAGGCCGCGCCAGTCGAGGAGGAAGAGGAGGAAGAAGAGCCGGCACCCAAGAAGAAGAAAAAGGCGGCTCCGGTCGAGGAGGAAGAGGAGGAGGAAGAAGAGCCTGCTCCGAAGAAGAAGAAAAAGGCCGCCGCGGCTGAGGAGGAAGAAGAGGAAGACGAACCC